AACAGGATTAGCCATTGCTTGCTGGAACTCACTGGGATCATTCTCAGGGTTCCAATAGCCACCAATGGAAGGACCGTACTGCTGAAGGTCTGCATACGGATTATCTGAATACTTCTTCCTCTTGGTGCCATAGGAGAAGTGTGCTTCAAAGTCCTTAAACCCTACACTTTTGGGAAGATTGAATTGATCTCGAATATCGTTAATCTTTTTTGTAAAGGCTTCTTCTGTGTACCTGTCATTTCTGTAGTCCAACCAAGCAAGCTCAGTCTGTTCATCAGCGGACAAATACTTTCTAAAGTCTTCGTTGTCAGTGTAATACTCGTACCACGTCTTGATGTCATCAGCTACTTGAGCACCTTCCCCTGAAGGTCTGAAGGGGAGATACATGTCACCAATCTGCTCAGGTCTGTTGGTGGTTACATAACCGGGTGTTTGGTTAAGTTTAAGCATCTCACTGTAGCCTACACGAGTACCACTAGGGGTTGCCAAGGGTGACTCATAGGTTCTACCACCAAAGATGTCCGTTGCTCCTGCAAGGTTTATGTCTGGGTTTACAACATAAGCAGGAGTGTAAGGATTAGTAATAGTACTGGTTGTTGCACCAGGCACACCAAACATTCCTGAAGCACCTGCAATAGCTTCCAAGTTAAGGTTGCCAAGAACCTGTGAAAGGTCCACAGGGGCCACAGGAGGCGCTACAGGCGTTACAGGGGCTGTAGGGGCTACTGGGGTAGCCACAGGGGCTACAACAGGCGCAGGAGGCACTACAGGAGCCACAGGAGGCACTATAGGGGCTACAGGAGGCACTACAGGGGCTAATGAGGGTATGTTAAACATCCCTGTGTTTCCCTGAGTTAGTGCTGCCAGTGCAGCCAGGTTAATGTTTGGAAGAGAAAGATTAGGAACCATCTTTATTGCTCAATACTGATTTAGTTATCTTCTCCGCTGACCTACCTACAACATAACCACCCAGACCCAACTGAAGCAGAGACCATGCTTCATCCCTAAGTGGACTGGAGAGAAGCCCAAGGCTATCTCCAACACACAAAGCAAGGAATGTAAGCATGGTCACTGGTCTCCAAATAGCTGTGAGCCAATGTTCTGACTTAGCCTCTGCTTCAATGATCTTTGCCCTAGACTCAAAGGAGTCCTTCTCGTACTGAAGCACCTGGTCAATGACTGCTGCTTGAGTAACCAAGAGTCTCTCTTTGTGTTGTAGCTTTTCCTCTTGACTAGTGTGAACTTCATCAATGAGTTCTACAGCAGGCTTAAAGATGGACTGAACGAGGTTAAGTAGTTGCATTGTTACTCTTGAGTTTCTGACTCTTCTTTAGTAGGAGGCAATTGCTCTTCAGCTTGTTCCTTAATCTTAACCATAAGAGGGAAAGCACCTGACTTCGTAGGGAGATCCCCAAGAACCTGAAGAATCCCATTAACCTCTTCAATTGCAAGACTCAGTGTAATACTCATTTATTTATCCTTAAGTGGGGTTGTTGTTACTACTCTCAAGAACAGGTTTACCAAAGAACCTGCCAAGAGAATAGTAGCAGTAGTCTCAAGTCCAATCAAGGTTGTCAAATGAGGTCTAAGGAGTTCTAAGGAAGCTAAAAGAGCTAAAAAAGTATTCCACCAAACAGTCTTGCTTCTTAAGGCACCTTTGAGATGATCTAAACTCATGGTGACCACGGCAAGGGAGGGGTTTCAACAACAGGGTTGATTTTCGCCTGAATCTGTGTTTCCACCGCAGCTTCAGTAACGGCTTTGTCTACCCCGTTAATCCAGATCCAACCCAACACTTGATCTTGAGTCAAGTTGGCGTAAGGAGTAAAGGAGGAAGTTGGCAAAGGCACAGCACATACACCATAAGCACTATCAAAAAATTCCTCATTCTGACCCAAGCAGGTCCAGTGGACATTAAAAACAACCTCGCTATGTCCGTCTTGTTGAACGTATACATCCATCTCGGCCACAGTCCAAGTATGTTGTGTAGTCATAATAATCCTCTTAGTTACTTTCTAGTGCGGCACACGAGTGTAGAGTGATTTTGGTTCAAATAAGTCTCAAAAGAGACCAAGTTACAGTACCAGAGAGCCCGCTTGTCTGTGTAACCTGTAAATCTGATCCATTTAGCGACACAGTAAGATTTGTTGCTGTAATGATATTTGTGTAGTTATCCGTATTACCTCCACAGCGAAGAAGCCCTAAAACAGTGTAGTAGGAACCTACATCAACGGAAATAAGGGTGACCGTTACCAAAAAGGTACTAGATCCTGCTGCTGATACAGACAGGATCGTTGTTGCTGTGTTATTTGCTGCTGAAACCGTTCCATTATTAGACGTGATCTTTCCTACAACTGTATTTTTAGTGTTTGTCTGGCTACCGGTGGTGGCCGTAGTCCCCACCAAGAAATCACCACTACCTGTGATGCGGGCTCGTTCTGTAATAGAAGCGCTTGTGTAAAAAGCAAGCCCATCAGTTCCTCCAAATCCTGCCTGTCCTATACCCCACCGTTCCGTTCCGCTATCATAACCACGAATTAAAGAAAACCCTGTAGTTGTTGTATTTAATGCAATATATGCGCCCGCTTTCTTTAGTTCTAATCCGATATTGGGAAGAATGGAGTTAGTCCCAATGCCCACGTTCCCATTACCTGCGATGCGGACGCGTTCTGTTTCATTCCCAGCCGTAGTGCCAGTTACGAAGGCAATACCACCCCCTGATTGATAACTAGGAGACTTTATCCCCGCCGTATACGAATCATCGCTTCGGGAATATTTCAATATCCAAGTGTCAGCGCCGTCATTCTCGTTGTTAGATAATCTAATTTTTCCCGTACCCACGGAAAGACCTAGACTTAAAGTCCAACCAGTAGTGTTTGTAGACGAAACCCCCAAGTTCCCACTCGCATCCAGCGTCATCGCTTGGGTGAAACTAATGGTATTACCTGCGGTGCCAGAGGGGGCTGTGTACCAGCGAGCAGCAGCGGCACCACCTATGCTTTCGTAATAAGCATAGTTGTTGTTGATGTATTTCCAATTTGTGCCATCGTAAAAAGCATTGGAAGCAATAAACGCATTATTGAGCCCGGCACCTCCGGTGAATGATGCGCCGTCGCCAATCTGTATTCCCTTGATGCCGCTCCAAGCACTCGGGGTTACACCCAAGCCAAGGTTGCCAGAGGAGTCAAGCCGCAGGCGTTCATTAGAACTAGTAACAATTCGAAAATCGTTTCCAACAGTCCCTATATAAAGAGTGTTGGCAGTGGTTCCACTGTCTTCCAAATACAAAGCGTTAATTGCCCCAGATGTCTTAAACCTTCCTACTTCTGTTCCAGTTGCACTGACATCTAGCTTGTAACTTGGGGTCGTCCCAATACCAAGATTGCCAGAGGAGTCAAGGCGCATACGCTCGGTAGCGTTAGTACCAAAAATAAGTGGCGTTCCATATCGGGTTTGAACAGTTGCAGATGAAGCACTCGTGGTGAGTTGTAATGCGTTTGTCTCAGTGCTTGCATTACCAATGCGGATACTGCTAACGACGTTTAACCTATCGGTACCAGCTTCGGTAGTCGTTCCTAAAAGGAAATTACCACCAGAGGTAACTTGGGCACGCTCAGTGCCTCCAGTAGCAATAGCTACTTTGTCCGCTGCGGGGAAGTAGATGCCTGTGTTGGTGTCACCTACAGTGGTGAGAGAAGGTGCAGAGACAGTCCCTGCGGTGAGGACAATAGTATCCCCAGACTTGTCAGCCTTGGAGTTTACTGCCGTTGCAATAGCGGAGAACTCAGTATCAAACTCAGAGCCACGAATAACCTTTTGTGAATCCCCAGAGGGGAGAGAGTCCTTGGCAGTGAAATCAGTTGATTTTGTATAGTTGGACATTAGTTGCTTACCTTAATGTAATAAGTAGCGAAACTTGCAATAGTAGCCAAACAAAACCAGAGTGCTCTCTCGAAGAAGGATACTTGCTTTGAGTTTACAGCCACTTTAGAGATCAACTCCCCAATGGACCCCTCTTGCTTTTCAAGTCTATCCTCAATCTTTTCTATTCTTTCATTGGAAGCAAGAACCTTTTCTTCAACTCTAGCAATAGTGAGAATTGCTTCAGTCAGTTTGTCCAGCTTGGTTTCAATCCTGGAGAGTCTATCTTCAGTAGCCATTGAATTAGTGCCCTTAATGTTAAAAAGAAGGCAGGGGTACTTCTCTTGGTGTAGAGTTTCTCCCTGCCTTGCTTAGTTAGCTTTGCTTACAGGTCACTAACTGCAAGAACAAAGCCAGCCTCTGGGCGATAGACTTGTACGCCATAGAGCGTGTCAGCAGTGAACAGGGTGGACAGGTATTCCTGCTTGTACTGCGTCTGCGAACGGACAGCCATTTGCTCCGCAAGGACAATGGCTTCCTTGTGGAACAGGAGAGCACCACGGATATCCACGTTGTTACCTACAGCAGTGTTAGCTGCTGCGGTTTCAATGACAGGGCAGTTGGAGGAGACATACACGTCAATACCATAAACAGACCCAATTAGACCCGATTGTACGGTACGTGCATCCCGAAAGTCGCTCGATACATAACGGTCAATACCCATGATTGCCGAGCGCAGTGCCGGGGGCACAATGAACACACGGTTGTCCATCGGTACGTCATTATCATCCAACTTCTTAATCAGACCACGGAAGCCTGCATCAGTGAATACGTCGGTATCAATAACCTGGTCAACCGCATAAGCAGTCAAACCAGTGGATGCGTCGACGTAATACACTGCGTTGTTGCTTGCCCAGCTAGCGCCCGTGTTTGCGGGGCTAAGGGTCAGCGTGCCGTTACCAAAGCCAGTGGAAGCACTGAAGAGGTCCGTGTCAACCTTGAGTGCCAACTGGTAACCAGCGTCTTCCGTGTAGAAACGACGAAGGCTCGACAGAGCTTGTACTTCAACGATGTCCTCGATAAGACGTGAGTATTCAAAGTGACGATTAATGTTGATCGTCAGTTCAGACTCAAGGTTAGCTTGGATCGTTACTGCCGTTGCTTCTGCCTTTGCCGAAGCGGTACCACGAACGGGCTTGGGGATGTGGATAAGATCACCCTTCTTACCCTTCATGGTCATCTTCTTGACCAAAGGAGCCATCTTGAGATTCTTTTGATAAGATGCAATGATCTCATCAGACCAAATCTCAGGGATAAAAGTAGCCGCTGCTGTTTTGTCAACTACAGCATTAGCTGTAAAATATGCACCTGAAGTTTCACCAGCCATTTTCTAAATAACCTCAATGATTGTTAAATAACCCTCCCTTCAGCATAAGCCCGCATAATCTCTGGTTGCAAAGCCTCGTAACGCGAAGGGTCGGAGTTCATAAGTTTAATGATATCAGCCCTACGGAACTTCTTCTTAGCACTTTGCTCGCCGCTGGATCGAACATTACCAGTGCTGGCGGATCGAAGAGCATCCTTACGTGCTGCTTTCTCCACCGTAGCTGTGTTCTGTACTACTTGCTGGCGATCTTTCCACAAGGTAAAAAGCTCATCTGCTACGTCTGCATCATATTGTTTATCTGCAACAATAAGCATTTGAGTTCTAATCTTGCTTGCTTGAATCCATTCAGCAAAGGAAGGATCTTTGAGAATCTCTTCCATGTCAGGATGCTTGTTCTTGACAAGAGTCAAAGAAGCTGCTCTACGAGCCTGCTCCGTGTACTCCTTTGCTTGCCGGATGCTAGGATGATTTTCAATTTGTTGTTGAGTTGCCCTTACAGGGTCAACAAAGAAATCTACTTCTTCTTCCTCTTGCTGCTGCTGTTGTTCCGTATTTACTTTTTGGTTTTGGTTGAGTTGTGCCGCAATGTACTGATCAACAACCTTCCTAAGTTCACCTACTTCGGAACTATGGCGACCAAGAAGTTTTTCAGCCTCTTGGTGCATTCGTACCAAGTCTTTGATAGACTTGTTTCGGTACTTATCAGGAACATCATCATCTTGATCTTGAGTAAACTCTTGCTCTACAAAAGTGTCCTGTGAGGGGTCTTGTAGTGTTTGTGAATCTACTTCTTGATCTTCAATATCATCAAGACGCTCAGTTGTGTCTTCATCAAGTAGGATTGCTCTACTCATTGAACTTATTACTCCGTGGTGTTAACCATTGTGGATTTATTTAAAAAATGAAAGTTACCGTTAAAGGCTTCCATTGTTTTTACTACCAGCCTTCTCATGTTCCCTAATCCACTTGGATTCCGCTGTAGGGAAACTAAGGGGATCAAGGAGACTACGAATGGGGCTGATAATTCTTTTGGAGTGAGAAGAACATCTTGGGCACGATACGGATTCTTTTGGATCTTCCACAAGTGCTTCAAATATGTGGTCCTCACTACACTGAAAATCAAACATCCTCAGTGGAGGCATTCTCGTAACCTCTATTGATGTACGTTTCAAGGTTGAGGATCAACGCCAAGACGGTTAGTTGACCCTTCTTAAAGTACAAATCATTTGAGTCTTTTACGTTTTCTACGGAATTAGTTAACTCCGCATTTTGTTGAAACTCTTCAATTAACCTAGACCACCCAGGTGTTCTAAAGAGTTCAAAGAAATCATTATAGTATTCTTCAGTTTCTTTGTTCACAATTGCCCAACTAAATTGGATTGTTGATATTCAAATTATAACATATATTGAAGATAAAATCAATTATTTCTTTTTCTTTGGTTTATCTTCTTTATATCCAGAGGCATAAGCTGCTTGTGCTTGTTTTTCTGCCCCTTCACGGGTCGGATAAACTTTTCCCTTACTACCCCACTTGTAACCACCCTTAACTTTTCTTATTGGCATTTGTTTTCTTCTCTTT